ATTATATATATAGTAATGAGGAAGATTATGTTAAGTAAAAAAACAGCATATCCCGAAAACATTATTGACAGGGAGAAATATCCTGAACAATACGCTATGTTCAAAGAGATTACAGAAACACTCTACAGAGTACACGCTGAAAAGATGCAGGATTATTCACCGCACAATATGTTAGGGACAGGAGAATTTGGCGCAATTGTACGTATCTGGGACAAAACAGCACGCCTAATGAATCTTTACGGATTTGATATTTCTACAGGCACTTTTTCTGGAAAGAAATCCCCCAAGAACGAGTCAATTGAAGACAATTTGACAGATTTGGCAAACTATGCTATTATAGCATTAATCTTAATGAAAGGTAAGTGGGGTAAATAACAAATGAGTGATGAATCTATTCAAGGTAAAGAGTCAGAAACTGAGAATGTAGAGAGTTTACATAACTATCAGTTGTTTGTGCGGAGTACAAAGGTGTATGCAGAAGAACACCATCTAATCTACCCAGTATTGGGTCTCGTCAATGAAGCCGGGGAAGTTGCGGGTAAGGTAAAGAAACTTATGCGTGATGATGATGGTCAATTAACACAGGAGAGATTTGATGATATTGTTTCCGAGCTTGGCGATGTGCTTTGGTATGTTACTGCTGTTGCAGATGACCTTGGTGTTTCTATTAGTGATGTATTTTATGAGAACTTCGTAAAAATTAAGAGCCGTGCCCAACGAGGGGTTATTAAGGGAAATGGAGACAACCGCTAATGAATATACCAAGTTCAGGTAATTTTACTTTTGCTATTATTGCGTTTACAGTAAACGAGAGCGGGTTTTTTACTATTAACTACTCAGTGACGCACAGTGACTCAGAGTTTTTCCATACGGGAATTGTAACCCAAAGTACTAAATGGGTTAACTCGGTGAGTCAGTTTATGGAGATTATGCAGACTGAGATTATGACTAACTTTCGTAATGAATGGTTAACACAACAAACTGCGGAAGCATTGAAGAATTATAGATTTACGCAAAATCTGGATTTTAATGCAATCATCAGTGTAGTCGGAGAATAAAAACAATGGAGAATATACAGAATGAAAACTAGTTATTTGAGCGATTCTTTTCTTAGCAAGTATGCTGACAATCCTGAGTGGAATTCTATTCTTGGGCAATTTGTTTATTTGCGTACTTACTCGAGGTTTATTCCCGAGTTAGGTCGGAGAGAACACTGGAAAGAAACGTGTCACCGTGTTGTTGAGTATTCTATGAGTTTACATTCCAATCCTACAGATACTGCTCTACTTCGTCAAGAAGCGGAGCATTTCTTTGATGAGATGTTTAACTTACGTTTGTTCACCGCAGGGCGTACTATGTGGATTGGTGGAACTGAAGCCGCTCGCAAGTTTCCTCTGGCTAATTTTAATTGTTCTTTTACTGTAGTGGACTCATTCACTGCATTTGTGGATGCTTTTTACTTGATGATGTTGGGTACTGGTGTTGGATTTCGTGTTCTTCCAAGTGATGTGAGCCAACTTGCAGAAATTAAAACCAACGTAGTTGTTGCTCATAAGCCGTATCACCCAAAGAAGGCTGAACAACGTATTGATGAAACACAGGTTTATGAAGATTCTGGTGGTGTTTATATTATTGTTGGTGATTCGAAAGAGGGTTGGGTTTCTGCTTTGAATGCGTACTTTGAGACTATGCGCTCAGAGAAGTATGTTGAGTCCATTATGATTAACTACGATAATGTGCGTCAACAGGGTGAAGTACTCAAAACTTTTGGTGGACGTGCATCTGGTCATACCGCACTGCGTGATATGTTCAAACAGATTCACCGTGTTATGTGTCGTGGTAATAATAAACTAACCACCGTACAGGCGATGGATATTATGAATATTATCGGCTCGTGTGTTGTCGTTGGTGGGGTACGTCGTTCTAGTGAAATTACGTTGTTTGATATTACCGACAAAGATGTACTTGACGCAAAGTCAAATCTTTGGAGTGACCCAAACAAGGCAGAATTTCGGTATCGCTCAATGAGTAACAACTCGGTTTATTTTCAAAAGAAGCCAACCAGAGAGCAACTCAAGGATATTTTTTCCCGTATTGCGGATAATGGTGAGCCGGGCTTTATCAATGCCGAGGCGGCTTCAAAACGTCGCCCAAATTATGCTGGTACAAATCCATGTGCCGAAATATTACTTGCGGACAATGGTGTATGTAATTTGTCAGAAATCAACATGGCTGGGTATGTGAAAAATGGTAAGATTGACTATAATGCGCTTGCAAACGCAGTTATTCTTGCCACACGTATTGGACTGCGTATGACTACGGTTACACTAGAACTTCCCCATTGGGATGAAGTACAGAAGCGTGACCGTTTGACTGGGGTATCTTTCACGGGGTATGTTGAGGCTATGGACGCCTGTGGTGTGGACTCTACTGATGAAACTGCACTCGTTCCCATCTTAAATAGCGACGGCAGTCTTATGCAGTACCCGTTGGCGATGTTCTTGGGTGAGTTGAATAAAATTGCAAATAAAGCGGCTCAGGAGTATGCAAGTGAACTTCGTATTCCCGTTCCCCTGCTGGTTACTACACAAAAACCAAGTGGTACTATTGCACAACTACCGACTGTGTCAAGTGGTGCTCACGCATCGTATGCGCCATATTACATTCGTCGTGTTCGTATTTCTAGTTTTGACCCGCTTGCGAAGGCGATGCTTGCCGTCGGTTATCCAACATACCCAGAAGCATCAGTCATGATGCCAGAGGAATTTAAACTTCTCGGCGACTACGAAAAAATGTTGGTATTGGATAAAGCACAGACGTGGGTGATTGAATTTCCTATTCGCACAAGCGCAACCCGCTCTGCAAATGAGGAATCCGCTGTTGAACAACTAAAACGGTATTTCACGCTCCAAAAGTATTGGACTGACCACAATACGTCAATTACCATCACGTTTAATAACGATGAGGTGAATGATATTATTGACCTAATTATGTCAAACTGGGATGATTACATCGGGGTATCATTCCTACCAAAATACAGTGGTGCGTACCCGCTTATGCCATACGAGGAAATTGATGAAGCCCAGTGGGCATGGCATCACCTCAATGTTGCTCACATCACATGGCAGGATATTGTGAAAGCTTTGTATGCCCGTGAATCAACGGCTACAGATGAAGATGAGTTTGACCCTGATTGTGTTGGTGGGGCTTGCCCAGTACGCTGACACAAAAATAGGGTATAATAGTAGAGGGGTAGTTTACCACAAGTTTGACTCTGGTTAGACACGGTATACTACCCCGCTTTTATTGTGTTAAGGGAGATTTATGACGAAAAAATCAAGGTTTCAAGAGATTTTAAAGGATTATAGTGATAAATACGACTTGGAGACACTTAACTCTCCGAATGACAGGGCTAATCTCGAGATTTTAATACAAAATCAAGTACTTATTGAAAGATTACAACAAGAGATGCTACTCCTTACTGAGTCGTCTTCTATCATGGAAAATATTGAGTCAATACAGCGTGTCGGTAATTCTATCCGTGACCTTATTGAAAGAAATCTACAGGTAGAGCGGGCACTTGCCCTTGACCGAAAGACCAGAAAGTCTGAGAATTCTGATAGTATCTCAAGTTATTTAACAACATTAAAAGTAACTGCTCAAAATTTTATAGAAAAACGATTAGTAAAAGTATATTGCCCTGACTGTAAAATACTACTGGCACGGTTTTCACCTGTAATGGAGCACACTGCATTTCACTTCGAAACACAATGCAGTCAGTGTAATCGAAGAGTTACGATGACCAGAAAGAGTGCTAGTGAGGGTATATTTTTTGATATTAAAGATTACAAGTGGAGAAAACAATATCTTTACGAGGTTATACAACCCGCAAAATCCAGCGATGTACCAGAAATCGAAAGTGATGAAGATGTTGTAATAATGGAGGATGAGGATGGCTCTACAGAAGAAAATTGATGAATCGGAGTTAGCCTTACTCGAGATTATAGAAGACCCTGTGTGGTTTAGTGAATTCCTTCGCTCAACAAATAACGGGGACATGAATAAAAATAACTGGTCATCAGATGAATTTAAGCACCGCCCATACCAACGCGAAATTCTTACAGACCAAAATAAACATATTGTTATCACCGGCGGTCGCTCAATTGGTAAATGTCAGCCAACATCGTCCACGGTATATACCACTGAGGGCTTTAAAACTATCGGTGAATTATTGCGTAAAGACTCTTTTGTTACTTATGCGTATTCCACCGACGGTAAATTTAAACAGCGGCGGGCTACTATTACAAAGGATAAATGGGCAAAGTTACATAAATTTAAAACAGCTACTCAAGAAATTGAATGTACGTATAACCATCCGATACTTACGCCTCGTGGCTTTGTACTTGCAGGTGACTTGGTTGTGGGCGACTTAGTTGCAGTCACAAACATTTTACCAACTGACCACTGCGTATTAAATACATTCTCATGGTTTGAATTACGTGCGATGGGTTATGATATTCTCAACGACCTAAAGGTCATTGGATATATGGGAATCAAACCACGGTTTAAACAAGTTGCAGAAGAACTCGAATTTATTGCTAAGAATATGTTTCTTAATTTACGAATTGAGGATGGTAAGTATTATCTCGACCGCATTAAAACTGGGCAGACACGGCACTACATTCGTCAATTGTGGCGTGAGTGTGGTATTAACACAAAAAGCAACGGACGCAAGAAACAAAATTTAGACTTTTTAAAAACTCAACGTCTCGAGAATATTAAAGTTTTTCTAGAGGCAGTTTTTGCTCAGTATGGTGCTTTCTCAAGTACCGAAGTATCTCTGAGAGTACCAAACGAAAATTTTACAAAAGAGTTTCAAGAAATTTTGTTATACTTTGGTATAAGCACAACCAGAAAAAAGACTGGTGATGTTGTACAAAAAACCCACGGATATACCGGCGACTTTTCTATCTGGGAAATAACCACGCTAGATAAAGAAAATGCACTACGCTTCTGGTCTACATTCACTGTACCTGGTATTAAAGTCAACCTAGACCTTAGTAACGTAGAACCACCAGATAATATACGTTGGGAGGCGATTGAGCACAGGAAAAGTCGTTCCTACAATATGCCCACTTATGCAGTACACGTTTATACTGACGAGACGTATATTTCTAACTATATTGTTGTGCATAATTCGGTGATTATTGAAGACTTACTGACTTACCAGATTGTTAACAATGACATTGAATTCCCAAAAACGTCTGAACAACTTCTTGTAACCCCAAACTCAAATCAGTTAACACCGTTACTTGACAGACTTGTACTTAAATTTACTACAAGCCCGTTACTAAAAGACTTTCTGGGTAATAACATTAATCGCTCGAAAGGTACGCTAGATTTCAAGTTTGGCTCGCGAAATCACCGGTTTAATGCCCGTATTGCGGGTACAAAAGAAAGTAATAACTTAGTAGGTTTACATATTCCACGTATTGCTGGCGATGAGATGCAGTTGTTTCCCATGACCGCTTTTAATCAACTCCAGCCTACACTAAATACGTGGGAACCAAAGATACAGGAAATTTACTGTGGTGTACCTAACGGATTACGAAACAGTGCGCTTTACGACCTAGACATCCGTCGCCCAAAGTATAAAAAGTATCGCATCCCGTCACCAAACAATCCATACTTTACACTAGATGACTGGAATGACGCACTCCGCAAGTACGGAGGTATCGAGGAAGACATTTTTCAACAACTTGTACTTGGTCGTCATGGGTCAGCAAGTTTTCAAGTAATTCCTAGAGACGCATTTACCCTTGAGCAGGTTGATTTTTTTAGTTATCGTTTTTCTAACAATGATAAACTAAAGGGGAAGTCATTTAAGGACGTACTAAAGTTACATAAAGTTACTGGTTATGATTATGTTATTTTTTCTATAGACACTGGATTTTCAGACCCAACCGTTATACAGGTGGTTGCGGCGAAGAATAATAAATATATTACACTTGTACGATACCGAATTACTAAGATTGATTATCCTGAACAAGAGTCAATTATCCATTACCTTACTCAGTTTTATAATCCCACAAAGATTGCAATTGACGTAGGCGCAGGTGGTGGTGGTGCGGGTATCTACCAATCACTTTGTAGTCGGGAGGAATATACTGTTTACAAATATGCTGAAAGAATTATTCCTGTGCTTTTTAATGAGCGTGTGTCAGTTGGTAGAACAGACGACGATACTGAACTTACTGAGGTATTTCGCAGTTGGGGTTCGAAGGAAATCGCACGAATGGTCTCAGAGGGTACGCTCTTATTTTCTGAGATAGACACTGAGGGTGTAAGTCAGTTAGAGCGACTTACTCGTCAGAAACGTATCACCGGAAATGACCACTACTACATCATGAATGAACGGGGTGTTGGTGCCTCTGACGATGACCATATCTTTGCAAGTTACTTGTGTTTTATTTATGCGCTACGAGGTAAAACAGCAGTTTCTCAGTCAGTGTTACCCATTCTCGCAAAACCAGTAAGTAATACAACAGTGAGGTAAAAATGGATAAACCATTAGCAAAAGCGACATCAGCATATATGCCGTCGCCGTTTCTTGTGAATAATCAATTTGTAGCCGGTTATTATGACCCAACCATGCTACCATTTGACAATTCGAAAAAATACACGTATCATGAGATTATAAAGTTCTGCCGATATTTTTATGAACAGGACACAATCGCAGGTACAGTTGTTGACCGTATGGTTGACATGGCAATTACAAAACTACGGAATCGCAAGGATAAAGATAATCCAGAGGCATACGTAGAATTTTACGATGCGGTGGCAGACTACATTCAACCGTATCTTAAAGTAGTCGCACTCGATTACATTCTCCACGGTATGGCAGTACCAGAAGTAACTTATGGAGTTATTATGGGAAATCGGGTTGACCCAACTCTTGGGAGAAAGCGTGTCTTTTTCCCAAACTCCTTCTGGGTAAGAAATCCAGAAAATATTATTTTACGTAAAAAATTGATAGGTATGGAGCGGAGTGTATTTGTTAAAGTCCCGAAAGAAGATATTGACTTCATTATGAACAAGGGAAATCGTACCGATGGTGCAGTAGACACCGAGGCGTACAATGAGTTAGTTCGTGAGTTTCCTAGTTATGTAAAAGCAATACAGAAGGGTGTCACAATATTCCCTCTACCAAACGCACGCCCAATATACCGGAGACTACGTTCTTACGAAGATTACCCAAAGCCATATTTACAAAATGCACTATTTGCTCTACAGCATAAATACTACTTGAAAATTATGGATAGAAGTATCGCCGCTAGAGCAAGTGAACTTTTACGTCATGTGCGAATTGGTTCGGATAAGTTCCCTGCAACTGATGACGATATTAAGTCAACAGAAACAGTGTTGGCAACAGCCGCTGTCACAGGCGACCGAGTCTTCAACTTCTTCACGAACCATACAATTGAAGTTTCGTGGATTACACCACCACTCGAGGCACTACTCAATGAAGCAAAATATGTTGAGCCGAATGCAGATATTTTTCTTGCACTCGGATTTCCGAGAATTCTTGCTGTAGGTGAAACATTACGAAGTAATGCGTCAGATAATAAAACAGCGAGTCTTGGTCCGGTGTCCACGTTAAATGAACTAAGAGAGGCAATACTTCTCTGGGTTGAAGGTTTCTACAAAGAAATTGCGGTAAAGAATGATTTTCCGTGGCACCCGAAGCCCTCTTTCAGCCCAATTGCACTTCAAGATATTACTGCACTGACACAACTCGCTATTCAAGCACAACAAATTGGAGCCATTTCTAAGGACACAATTGCCTCACTCTATGGTACTACCTATGAAGACGAGCAGGAAAAAATCGACACAGAGAGTAACACACTGGAGGAACTGACGAATGATAATAATCAAGGAGGAGTACCAGAAGAACAATTACCTCAGAGCGAATGAGGGGTACTCACTTCGAAACAAAAATATTGAATACAAGACACTTGTTATTCATACAACAAATGGAAGAGCTAATAGTAGCATCGGGGCAGAACGAAACTTTCTGATTATGTCAAAAGATGTAAGTGCTCACTACCTTGTATCAAAAACGGGTGACACGTTTCAATTACTGAATCCTGCGGAATACGTAGCATGGCACACTGGGAAAACATTTACTCCAGATACAGCAAACCCGTCTGCAATTGGTGTTGAAGTCCATTTCTCTCCTTTAGAGGGATTTTGGAATGGGTTAATGTGGGAAGAAATAACGAGACTCGCACGCACCTACCCGGGATTAAATCCACAGATGCACCGAAGTATTGCCGCCCCAGCGGGGAGAAAAATAGACCCAAGTGGCGTTACTGACGCTGGGTTTGCCCACTGGAAGAAGATGCGTTTAACGCCCTATAAGATATACACGACAACGACTCGTGCAAATATTCGTAAATCAGTCACAAGAGACTCCGCCGTAGTTACTACCCTCGAGGCAGGTACTCCTGTAATGTCTTTTGATGCCGACATATTTTTTGGGGAGACAATTAATGGAGTGAGTCGCTGGCGTTACGCTGTTGGTCTAGGATATATTTTTGAACCACTTCTTAAAGCGAGGTCGTAATGTCAAATCAAGTAGATTCCACGAGTATTATTTCTGCAATTGCCGGTGCTGTTGCTGGTATTATCGGCTCTATTGTCGCCTTACGAAGTAAAAATCAAGATGCAGAGAGTGATTTACGCACCGACTTACTTCAACTTGTACAACATCATTCAGCACGTATTTCTGCTCTTGAGCAGGAAAATAAAACACTACACGCAGAAAACCAAGAACTGCGAAAAGAACGAGATAAACTTATTCTTGACATAAGCGAATTACAAAAAGAACGAGATAGCACAAAAAATCGCCTTGCGTATTTGGAGCAACGACTTACTGATATGGACATACTTGAACGACGTATGGCAGAACTATTACGTAAACTAGGAGGAGAATCTCATGGAAAATGATTCATTGACTGTTATTTTACAGTTTGTTACGGGTACAATTATTCCCTTTGCGGTGCTGTACCTACAGCGAGTGTCGTGGAAGCCGTATTACAAATTCGGTCTTGCCGCCGCTCTTTCGATTATTGTGGCGACTCTTATGGCGGTAATTGATAACGAGGTAACGCCTCAGGCAACCCTAACCAATTTTACCACTATTCTCACTATCTCGCAGACAGTATATCACACATTTTTCCGCACACTGAACCTACACGCTGGGCTATTCCCACAAGATGCGCTTGTGAACAAATCAAAGGATTCGGTCGCATCGAGTATTGAGGCTATGGTTGACCCCGTACTGGCTCAGCAAATTATTGATGAGCGAAAGCCGGAACAACTCAGTATCAGTGTAGATATTACAAAAGCTGACGGTTAATGTATTTCTAGCCCTCCGTAAGGGGGGCTAGACTTTTTTTGGAGGATTTATGAAATGGTATGAAAAAATAGTATTCATCACGGCTATTCTTGTGGTTGCCGATTATTTTTTAGATATTGTAGACCTACTAAAAGAACTCTACGTACTTGAAAGTTTTGAGTAATCAACAGTAAAAAAAAATATAAGGAAAAGACTATGGTAAAATACGAACTATACACGGGTAATTCAATAAATGTTTTAAGAACACTACCAGACAATTCTATCGACAGTGTAGTTACTGACCCTCCGTATGAAATAGGATTTATGAATAAGGGGTGGGATAAATCAGGTATTGCAAACAATACCGACCTCTGGAAAGAGGTACTTCGTGTATTAAAGCCGGGGGGTCATTTAATTTCTTTCGGTGGAGCACGAACGTACCATCGCATGACCTGCGCTATTGAAGACGCAGGATTTGAAATACGGGACTGCATTCAATGGATTTATGGCTCGGGGTTTCCGAAATCGATTGATGTCAGCAAGGCATTGGATAGGCAAGCGGGGGCGATGCGGGAGAAAGTAAAAACGCCAATTACACCACATTCTACAGCAGGTAAGGGCAGTTCTAATGAATTAGACGCAAGACCATGGTTAACCAAAGCACGACAACAGGGCTATCACGAACACGACAGTAATATTCCCGTCACGCCCGAAGCTCAGCAGTGGCACGGCTGGGGCACGGCGTTGAAGCCCGCCAATGAACCCGCAGTGCTCGCTCGTAAACCATTTTTAGGTACGGTAGCAAGTAATTTACTTGAGTGGGGTGTTGGTGCTCTTAACATTGATGGAACACGAATTGCAACCGACGAAGACTACGGTAGAAAGGGACTTACCCCAAGAACTAGGGGTTACGTTGGTATAAAAAGCGACGAATACACTTTTTCAAATCCAGCGTCTCCACTTGGGAGATGGACTGCCAATGTGATATTTGATGAGGAATCTGCAAAAATACTTGATGAGCAAAGTAATACAGCCTCACGTTTTTTCTATGTAGCTAAGCCGTCACCTACAGAAAAATCGGCTGGTCTTGAAGAAGCACAAAGCAACAAGCACCCAACAGTGAAGCCAGTTACCCTTATGGAGTACCTTATTCGCATGATTACTCCACCGTCTGGTACAGTACTTGACCCGTTTTCTGGAAGTGGTACAACGGGTTGTGCGGCTGTTAATGCAGGATTTTCTTATATAGGTGTTGACCTTAGTGCTGAGTACAATGAAATTGCAGAGGCTCGTATTAAGTACTGGCTTGACAGACAAAAATAATTATGGTATACTACCTAAGTAGCACAAACAAGTGCTAACATCACTCGAGGAGATGCTATGTCAGTTTGGAAATTTGCGTTGCTTGCATTTGCAGTGCTTATGCTTGCATCATGTGGTGCGCCAGTAGAAGCGCAGAAACCTACAATTGGTATGATTCTGGTTGGTCCAAAGAACGACGGTGGCTGGAGCCAAGCCCATTATGAGGCGATGAAGCAAGTCGAAGCGGAAGAGAACGTAACATTTATTTACGTTGACAAGGTGAATCCAGCCGACCGACCCAACGTCAGCGCAGAAAAGGTAGCCAGCGAACTTATTTCCCAAGGGGCGACCATGATTATCGCTAATTCGGATGACTTTAAAGACAGCATTCGAGAGGCGGCAGTTAATTACCCCAACGTATCTTTCTTGCACGCATCAGGTGACGACGTAATGACCGGTAAGGCACCGGCAAATCTTGGTAACATGATGGGGCAAATGGAGTATGGGAAGATGATTGCCGGGTGTGCGGCGGCTCTGGAGTCGAACACAGGGAAGATTGCTTATGTTGGTCCCCTGATTAACGACGAAACTCGGCGTTTGGTAAATGCCGCTTATTTGGGTGCACAATACTGTTGGACATCCTACAAAGCACAAGACCCAGCACTACTTCGGTTCTCGGTCAAGTGGATTGGATTCTGGTTCAACATCCCGGGTGTAACTCTTGACCCAACGTTGGTGATTAACGATTACATTACGCAAGGGTATGATGTGATTATGTCAGGTATTGACACACCCGAAGTTGTCACAGAAGTTGCAAAGGCACACGCAAGCGGTAAGGCAGTCAAGAGTATTCCCTATGACTTTAAGGGAGCGTGTGATAAGGGTCCCGCCCCGTGTATTGGCGTACCATACTTTAACTGGTACCCCGAATACAAGAAGATGGTACAAGCACACATCGCAGGAACATGGAAGCCCGGTTTTGTCTTGTTTGGTCCAAACTTCGCTGACTTGAACAATCATGACACGAGCGGTATTGGATTTATGATGGGTGCTGGTCTAACACAAACAAAGTCACTTGGAATGTTCCTTACCGCACTTAAGGACGGCTTGAATTTGTGGACTGGTCCGTTGATGTACAAGGATGGAAGTACATTTATTCCCGCAGGTGCAACTGGTGACACGAAGACCGTATGGTATCAGACACAGTTGTTGAAGGGCATTGACGGTCAGTAAGGATGAAAACGATTCATCTCTATTTTGATGGGGGAACTGTCCATGGGAGCTTTAAGGTCTACATTGACAGTGTAAAGGAAGAATGTCTGAGACATCATCAAACGTATGAGATGGATGGGATTGGTGATAGTAACCAAGCGGAGTTTACCGTGTTATTACGTGCGCTCCGCTGGTTACACATCAACGTCGAAGACATGAGTAAGGTTTATTTAAAAGTATACGGAGACTGTGCTACGGTGCACACCGCAGTCACAAAGAATATGGTGTCAACAAAAGAGGTCTATAATTATCTCGCAGAACGAATTCGAGAGCGATTATCCGCCTTTGGTGGCTATAAATATACCCGCATTAACCGAGTTATCATTAAAGAAATCCTCGGGCATTAGGAGTAATCAGTGCACTACTACGAAGCGATTGATAAGTGGGGAAATAAACAACTTGTTGGATTATGTGGAAAAGGAGCAGTGAAAAATGCAGACGGAACACGAGCAATTTACTTGGGATATTTTGAAGAAAAGCCAGAATGGAGTCCTGACAATTCGCATTCCCCTAAAAAGCGTGGACGACCAAAGGGACGTTCGCAAGATAACACTTGATTTACAGCGGAGGTCAAGTAAACCGGTAGAGAGTCGCCTTAGCGATACGTCGCTTATGTTTACCGTATACATAGATATTCCGCTAGATTTGGAGTATTGGCGTGAATTTTCTAAGACGTATGGATGCTCAGACATTCACTTTACGCCCACGGTTGATATTCTTCGCCTTCTGTTTCCTTAGTTTATTTGTGGTGAGTATTCTCCCACATACGCATTCAGTAACGGCAACCCCTATTCCGAAAGGGTCGGGGATTGACCATAACATTGAGGCTATCCTGCCCGCCCTGTCTCAATTTACCATACAGCCGGGTGAGGAATGGTCGTTTAACGAAGCGGTAGGTCACCCAGACCGGTATCAACTGGTGACTGTATACGGCGTGTATGGGGGTGGGTGGTGTGATGTCGCATCTCGATATGCGGAGTTAGCACGAAAACTTGGACTTGAGCGTACCTTTGTAATTCACAGTACCCCGTTATTACGGGTAGAAAGGCAGGACAACGTCTCGATATGGAACGAAACTGGAATGCGTGGGCAATTACAAGATTTATTACTACGCAATACGAGCGATACAGCAATCACCTTCTCGCTTTTGTCTACGGTGGGGGAATATCAACTTATAGCATCCTCGTCGCATCCCTTCTTCTTACAGGGTTCTCGGTTTACTATGCGCTAGTGTATGACTGGCTACCAGACTACCAGAGTGACCCTCTTTTTTTACTTCAAGTACCGTTTTTATTTACTCGGTATACGGTGGTAGCCGGTATTCTTCTTGCATACTTTGATACGACAAGTTTTGTACCAATGGAAGCGTGTGCACTCTTTTTTTCCTATTTCACTGGTACACTTTTGCTATCGCTGGTCATTCCGTACTCCCTTGCTCCTCGTGAGTATCCGTAAGGGATTGTAAGGGATTGTGAGGGGTTGTGAGGGGTTGTGAGTGCTAAAACCAAAGGGTACCTTTTAAAAATTTGTAAGGGTCTGTGCATGGTCGCCAACAGATACTTTTTGAGCATTTTTATGCCCCCATGCTTGCGCATGGGGGCAAACCGTGTTTTGTGTGTGTTGCGTCTATGACACCTTAAAACCTTCGTATATCTTACCGTTGATGACGATTGGTAGATTAGATAGGTAAAGTTGCGCATCATGTGAGACTTGTTCACGTTTTATGCGATTACAGATAGAGCATTCAAGAACAGTATTGACTAATCGTAGATTGTCGGCATTGTTATGGGGCATCACTTGTTGCAATTCAAACCAATAGCCATTCATACTTTTATGCTCAAGTCTCATAACACCGCCTAAACTACGTGGAAAGACGTGCCCAAAGTCACCCCGTTGTAAACCGTGGATACTGCATTCTACCATCTCTGTCCCATATAACAGTCGTTTTATGGACGTAGTATCCTTTTTACCGAAAATGCTTTCTACACCCCTAAACGCATCTTTACCGCAAAGGACGCCATATGGCGTATGCAGTTCGGACATGTCATTTTTCATTAGGAGACGGGTCATTACACTTGTATGCGACAGACCACCATTGGCGTCGCTTACACTAGCATAGACACATGCATGCCACATGTTACGCAATATCACACCGGTAATCGGAATGCCACCCATCATATACTCACTTTCTAACATGATGACCACCACGAAAGACGACACACACATACACAACAAGAAAACCACTGTGAACAATGCCGGTTTGTACTCTTTTGGCGTGTTTGCCGTGGCATTCAATGCCACAAACAACGATAATGCCAAAACTACCACGAATTCAAGAATACCCATGATACACACTCCTCTGCATTACTACTACTCATCATCACCCATGTCGTCATCTTGTTCTACCATTACGCAAGAATTTGAGCAAAAATCACAGCATGTAAAAAATGGTGTTGATACCCTGTCATCAATCTCGTTTGCTGTGACTTTTTCCCCGCATATGTCGCAAACCATCGTGCTCACCTCCTCTCTATGTGCGATGTATGCAGTATAACGTGTTATATCGAACATGTCAATAAGCATTTTACCGCATTAGGAAGCCATAAACCCCACTCGACATAACGAAGCGCGGTTCGCAACCAGCGGACACCCCCTACCCCCTAAAAAAAGGCACTTATTACAATGGCTTAATATATATTTGCCAATATACAGCATCTGGAAGCGGTAGAAGAATAAAGAGGGTACCCCCTACCCCCTATGGTAATGCACTTAGGTATGTGGCGGGCGGATAATTACTGTATGTAACGCGCGCCATTCTCATGTAATTCTCATAATAGTCACTTGACACAGCACATTAACCGTGGTATACTTAGTACATAAGGTTAAGTGAACGGTTTCCCCGCTAACTGCCTAATTTGTGGACTGAACTCCGGTTAAAACATACCGTAGGTGCGGTACCTCTTGTGGATTCTAGACTCTGACAAGACCGGAACGGTGGTTCGATTCCACCTCAGACCAGACCATCCTCCTAATGCTGGTTAAACCAAATCCGTGGGTACGGTAAATCTTATGGATTCTAGATACTCTGTAAGACCAGCAAGCAGGTTCGAATCCTGTTGGGAGAGACCAAACTATTTACACCCGTCGGTAAATCCGGCGGGTTTATTATTTACACTGGTGTGGGGGTAGGGGGTCCCCCCGCCCCTAAAACTCTTTACACTCGGTTATAGAGTCATTCTCACGCCGCCCCACCAACATATGAGAGAAACTCATCTAATTCTCATAAAACTCTCTTGACAAGGTTGTTCATTCATGATACAATGAATTATCAAGTTAAGAGAGCGGTAAGTAGTCCACGGACTCACTACTTCGTACCGACGTGAGGGTGAAATACCCCTCTCAGAAGAGTCACTCTCTTAACTTGGTCCCTGAGTCTCTGAGGGGGGTTAACTTCAGAGAGACCACAATACTTTTATTCTCAGTTTTTATCTGAGTGCAAACTTTGTTTTAAATATAAAAGAAAAAAAAAATAAAATTGAAATTTCAATTT